GCGCCGTGGTCTGCGTGAGTTCATCCGACAGATCCAGTGCGTTTTTTACCGTAGAAATGCCAACATACGCTCCGACAAGCGATTTCACCTTATTCATGAGCACATCCGTATGCTGTGATCCAGCCTGTATCTTCTGGTTGTATTCCTCCTGTTTTCGGCGCGCGCTCTCCGTGGCACTTGTGATGTCCTGTAAACCCACCATGCCATCGGCAAGCAGCTGCCGCGCCTCTTCCATCGACGACGTATCAATCGCGGTGCTTGACGCATATTCCAGCGCTTCAAAATTGCTTATCACCATATTCACCGCCGTACAGATATTGTAGAGCGGCGCAGACATACGGTCCGACAACTCTATCGCAGTCTGAATACTTGACATCCTCTCACCTCCTACTTCTGGATTTCTTTTGCCTTGCGCTTTTCTTCCTCAACCCGAAGATCTATGGACGCAATCACAAAAGCTTTCTCATTCCGATCCAATTCAGAAAAGAATGACGGCAGCCAGTGAAACTTCTGCAAGCAATAATGCGCATATGCCGCTTCACCGTCGCCGCCATTGATTAGTTTTTTGCCTCGTCAACCTTCTCCTGCAGCGTCTCATCGATGCCGCTGTATTCCTGCACGAATGTGGCAAGCTCACCGAACTCTTCCGGGTTGTCGACCATTTCCACAATCAGTGCCTCTGCGCTCATAACGCCATAGGAATCCTGCAGTTCTGCATTGTGCAGATCCGGCTCCACAACCGCGGCGCAAATCATTTTTCTCAGAAGCTCATCCGTATTAACCTTCTGCCGATACAGTCCAGGCTTGCCAGTTACCGGCACCTCAATCGTACATTCATCCCGGATTGCCGCAGATTCTTTTGTGGACAGAGGTCTGATCGTCCAGAGTAA